CAATGGAACTCGCACAAGATCTGAAGGCTGTTCATGGTCTGGATGCTGAGACAGAACTTGCTAACATTCTGTCTACTGAAATTCTTGCTGAAATTAACCGTGAAGTCATTCGTACCATCTACGGTGTTGCCAAACTGGGCGCCCAAGTCGGTACAACGACCCGTGGTACTTTCGACCTCGACACCGACTCTAACGGTCGCTGGATGGTTGAAAAAGTTAAAGGTCTTGCCTTCCAGATTGAGCGTGAAGCGAATACTATCGCCAAAACGACTCGTAGAGGGAAAGGTAACATTATGATTTGTTCGTCTGATGTTGCTTCTGCTCTTGCCATGGCTGGCATTCTTGACTACAACTCTGCTCTGCAAGGTCAAGTTAATCTGACAGTTGATGACACTGGCAATACTTTTGCTGGTACTCTGTTCGGTCGCATCAAAGTTTACATCGATCCATACTTCCCGGCTGGCTCTACAAATGAGTTTGCTGTTGTTGGTTACAAGGGTTCGAATGCCTATGATGCTGGTATCTTCTACTGCCCATATGTTCCATTGCAAATGGTTCGTGCAGTTGACACCGGTACCTTCCAACCGAAGATTGGTTTCAAGACACGGTACGGCCTTGTTGCCAACCCGTTTGCCGAAGGTACAAATGCTGGTCTGGGTGCTCTGACTGCTCAGTCCAACAACTACTATCGTGGCTTTGTTGTTAAGAACCTGATGTAATTAGAAAAGTCCTATAATAACTATTATAAAAAAGGACTACTTCAAAGAGGCATCTTCGGATGCCTCTTTTTTTATACATAAATATTAGTATGACAGCACTTACAAGAAACCCAGCAAATCCTAATCCATTAATTGGTAATCGATTCACATTGAACTTTGGTCGTGTGCCAAATGTGCAATACTTTTGTCAGAATGTTACGATACCAGGCATCTCTTTATCTGAAGCAGTCATTACAAACCCATTCGTTGATATTTACTCGCCAGGTGAAAAACCAATTTACGATTTGTTGAATGTCACTTTTTTGATTGACGAAGACTTAACTGCATGGAAAGAAATACATGATTGGATTCGTGCGATGACTTTTCCTGTAGAGTTTGCTGAGTATCGTCAGTTGCCTAGATTAAACAAATTCAATTCAGCTTCGGATGATTTGAAAAGAGGAAAGTTTCCCCAATTCTCTGATGCTGCGGTAAGTATTTTTTCATCATCAAACACACCACTATACCGATTCAAATTCCACGATGTATTTCCTACCACATTGTCAACATTCATAATGAATACGCAAGATGCACCAGATAACATTTTAACTGCCGATGCCACATTTCGGTACAGTTATTATGATATCGAAAAAATGTTCTAAGAAAGCTTGACAAACATTTTCTTTTGAAGTATACTCCTATACGGAGGTGATATATTATGAAACAACTAGAAGAACTTTTAGAAGAATGGCGCAAGGATTCTGTTATCGATAGAACAGAACCAGGCAAAGCTTTGCTCGACATTCCTAAGATGCACAGTAAGTATTTGAACATTCTATCACAACATCGTCTATTGTCAAAGCAGGCAGAATTCAAATTCAATAAGATGAAGAAGTTGAAATGGGAATACTACACTGGCAAATTAGATGATGATGAACTGAAGAAATATGGATGGGAACCATTTCCGTTTGTATTGAAATCCGATATCACTACATACTTAGAGAGTGATGAAGACTTAAACAAATACTCTGCACAAAAAGTAATGCACGATGAGATTGTGGATATATGTACCGCAATTATGAAAGAGTTGAATAATCGAGCTTGGGAAATTAGGTCATTCATCGATTGGGAAAAATTCATACAAGGCGTTTAGTGGCAGATTTAATTTTACATAAGAAGAATGAAGCACATATTCAGATAGAGTGTGATAAAAGTATTGCACAAGAACTATCGGACTATTTTTGCTTTTTCGTTCCCGGATATCAATACACACCGGCATACAAGAGCCGTGTATGGGATGGCCGCATAAGATTATTTGACCTTAGAACATTTACCATTTATCACGGTCTTGTTCATTACATCATTAAGTTTTGCAAAGAGAGAGATTACACAATTGAAATGGCTGATGACATTTCAACTACAGAAAATTTCTCATTGGTTGAAGCAGTAGACTTCATTCGCACACTTAATTTGCCATTTGAACCAAGAGACTATCAAATCAAATCTTTTGTGGGTGCAGTAAGAAACAAAAGAATGTTGTTGCTTTCTCCAACTGCATCAGGCAAATCACTCATCATCTATCTCATTGTAAGATGGCTACAAGAAGCAGGATATGAAAGAGGCTTGTTAATTGTTCCTACTACATCATTGGTAGAACAAATGTTTTCAGATTTTGAATCTTATGGTTACGATTCAGAAGAATACTGTCATCGTCAATACTCTGGTAAAGAAAAACATACAAACAAATTTCTTACGATTACAACATGGCAGTCAATCTATAAAAACGAAGCTGACTACTTCGAACAGTTTGATTTTGTGATGGGTGATGAAGCACACCAGTTCAAAGCAAAATCATTAACAACTATTCTCTCTGGTTGTGTCAACTCTAAATACAGAATTGGCACCACAGGTACATTAGATGGCACACAAACACATCGACTTGTATTGGAAGGTTTGTTTGGGCCAGTTTACAAGGCAACAACAACATCAGAGTTGATTGACAAAGGTCAACTTGCAAGTTTCAAAATTAAATGTCTTGTATTGAAGTATCCCGAGGAACTATGTAAACAAGCAAGAGACTGGGACTACAATACAGAGATAGACTTCATTGTTCAGAGTAAGGCACGAAATGAATTTATTCGCAACCTTGTTCTTTCTTTAACTGGTAACACACTCATACTATTTCAATTTGTAGAAAAACATGGAAAAGATTTACACTCAATTATACAAGATAAAGCAGGCAATCGACATGTCTTCTTTGTATTTGGCGGCACAGATGTTGAAGTTAGGGAATCTGTTAGGTCGATTACTGAGAAAGAGAGTAATGCCATTATCGTTGCTTCTTATGGTACTTTTTCTACTGGGGTCAACATCCGTAATCTCCATAATATCATATTCGCTTCACCATCCAAGTCCAGAATACGCAACCTTCAATCGATAGGTCGTGGTTTAAGACTTGGTGAAAACAAAGAAGAAGCAACATTGTTTGACATTGCAGATGACTTTAGAACAGGCAAATTTGCCAATTACACCTTGAAACATTTTATTGAAAGGTGTAGAATATACGATGAAGAAAAGTTCAAGTATAAATTCTATAACATAGAGCTAAAGAATGCAAACAACAACTAATACAAATATTAAAATTGTCCGATTACAAAGTGGTGAAGATATTATGGCAGATTGCATTGAAGATACAGAACAAGGTACCGTTCTTTTAGAAAATCCAATGCATATCATTTTCAAAAGAGTGCCTACTGGTCAAACTGTAATGATGATGATGCCATGGTTACCAATTGAACTGATTAAAGATAATTCAGCAATCATCTATGATTCAGACATTCTTACGGTCATTGAACCAAAAGATGATTTAATTAATTACTACGGGCAAATTGTAATCTCTGCCCAAGAGAGAATGGAAAACTCTACTAACATCTTTGGGGAAGAAGATGATGATGAAGATGAGGATATAGAAGAAATTGATCCAGAAGCATTGTTTGAACTGTTAAAAGAAAAGAAGAAGAATAAGTTACACTAAATATTTTATTATCGTGAGGTCATTATGTCAAATGTGTGTTTCGTGGTGCCAAGTAGTGCATCTAAAGCATATCAAGATTTAGCAAAGGTTCATTCTGCAATTGAACCACCAACATGGGCATTGTTGCTTGCACAAGCTGTTCGTGCAAAAGGACATGAGCCATGCATACTAGATTTTGATGCCTGTCCTGCAACTGATGAAGATGCGGCAGAACAAATTGCAGATACTAAACCAAAACTTGTAGTATTTGTTCTTTACGGACAAAATCCAAACTCAGGCACCACAATGATGATTGGTGCCTCAACTCTCGCAAAACAATTAAGAACAAGTCATCCTAATCTTAAAATTGGTTTCATTGGTTCACATACTTCGGCATTGCCACATGAAGTTATTCAATATGACTATGTTGATTTTGCATTCATCAATGAAGGCGTATATGCTTTATTTGATTTATTAGACTCAGATTTGAAAACCGGCTTCGATAAGATTCCTGGCATCTGGTATAAAGAACATGGTCTACCAAGACCTTCGGCACCCGGTCGCATCGTTCAAACAAAAGATATGAACACAACCATGCCTGGTTATGCATGGGATTTATTGCCAAAAGAAAATTATTTGTTAGACAAGTATCGTTCTCACTTTTGGCATTCAAACTTTCTACACGAAGGCCGCACACCATTTGCTGCAATCTATACATCACTTGGTTGCTCGTTTGGTTGTAACTTCTGCATGATTAATATTGTAAACAGAACTTCACATGCATTAGATACTGTATCAGCAGATAGTCGTGGCATGCGTTTTTGGTCACCAGAGTTGATGTTAAAAGAGTTTGAATATCTTTGGGATAGTGGAGTAAGAACTGTTCGTCTTACAGATGAAATGTTTTTCCTAAATAAAAAATACT